GATGCCGCTCTCGTCGATGATGTTGCGCACCTTGTCGACCAGCCATGTGAGTCCAAACCACCAGATGAGGGCACCGGCCACAATGCTGAGGTAGCCGATGAACATCTCGAAGGGATGGTCGGGGATGACGAAGGCAAACTGGGCGAAAAGACCCATGAAAAGGAAGATGATGAGGGGGTTGGAGAAGGTGACCAGAAAGGCGGTCACGCCATTGTGCACGAGTGTGCCTTTGTTGGTGCCGCTTTGGTGCATGTTCTTCGTGGGGTTGGAGCGCCAGCAGATGATGCCGAAGACGAGCAGCATGATGCTGCCCGAGAGCTGCAGCCAGAACTTGTTTTGCTGGTTGTTGATGATGTCCATGACGAAGCTCATGCCTGCTCCGGTGATGAGGGCGTAGATGATGTCGCTGACGGCTGCCCCGATGCCGGTGACGAAGCCATACCACCGTCCCTTGTTCAGGGTGCGCTGCACACAAAGGATGCCCACCGGCCCCATGGGAGCGGAGGCTATCATGCCGATGAGGATGCCCTTAAACACGAGATCGACAATGTCTATATGGAATGGTAATGGCATAGTGAGTGCAAAGGTACTGAAAAAAATGGAAGTAGGGTGGCTTTGTAAGGTTGTTTTTGTGATTTGGCTGTAAATTTTTGTTAAATAGCAGAAATTACTTGGGATGCTACACTCGTAACTCCTAACTTTTTCATACCTTTGCGAGAAGGTACGAAGGTACGAGGGTACGAAGGTACGTGGGTACGAGAGATGCTTTCGGACGGAAGATGATTTTTTTCTAACTAAAAACTAAAAATATAAATTGTATGGATACACAAATGATCAAACCTTATGTGATTGGTTTGGACCTCGGCGGAACCAACTCGGTGTTCGGAATTGTTGACAGCCGTGGCGAGATTAAGGTAAGGGGCGTAAAACGAAACGGAAAGAGTTGGGCACCAAGGTGGGAGGGCTAAAAGCGTTTATTTTCAGTAGGTTAGAGAGAGTTAGGGTGAAGAGCCAAGAAAAACGAAGCGGTTTACATTGCTTTACATCGTGCTTACATTAGTGAGCTCACGAGAGTCGGTTTTTACAGGCTTTCTTTACATTGTCTTTCGTGGATGGCGTTTTTTTGAGCGTGGGTGGGGTCGTGGCTCATGGAACGTGAGGTAGTCGCTAGTTAAGCGGCTTTTTTTATGCCTGATTGAAAAATATTATTGCAAATTTATTCCATATAATAATTATTTGGTATATTTGCAGGTAAATTATGATATTATGGCAAAGGTAATACACGTTCATTTATTGACACGAGGACGCTATGAGCGTAAGGACTACTATTTTTCGAGTATCTCGGCTGTTTACACGGTGCTGACGGCTGAGGAGGTGGGAGCCACAAAGAGCTATCTGCTACACGCCGGGCTGTCAGGAAACGGCTCTGTGGCCACGAAAAAGGCTATTATCAAGCAATCTACGCTGATATCGGGTGGTAGTAAGCACGGAGGGTTAGAAGGCCGTTAGAATGGCTTTCTGAGAGTGTTTTAGGCCGTCGTGGCACGACGGCATGCTGGGCGATGGAGCAGCGGCACAACCGCTGCCTACGGAGAAACTGTTGGGGAGTTGTGTGCTCCCCTTCTTTTGTGGGGGAAAATGGGTGTTTTTTTAGAGAGGGGTTACATTTGGGGTTACGTAGAGGGGTTACATTTTCCGTTAGAGAGGGGTTACATTTGGGGTTACATTTTTTTTTTTTTTGATGGTGGTATCTGATAGGAAACGACATCGGAGAGGCTTACAAATGGCGGTTTTTAGTGTTTTGGAGGGGTGAAAATACCCCTTAAAAAACGGGGTACACATTATTATATATACGCGAGAAAGTGCCTGTTTATCGGGGTTTGTGGCGTTTAGGGAGGCAGTTGGCGAGCGAAAAGTGCGCGTGTGCGTCGCGTGGATGGGCTGCGCATGAATCCCGGCGGTTTACTGCAGGGCACGGTTTTACTTTAATTGTTTGGCATAAATGTCTCGCAAATTGGCAACCTCTGTTTTTGCAGAGTTATATTGTTGAAGATATGGTTTTTCCAGAACTTCATTGAGCAAGTTTATGAGGTAATTTAATCGGTTGATTTTTGCAGGCGGTCGCTTATAACCTTGCAGAATACCATCCCAATATTCTTTGAAAACGGGTATTATCTGCCTTATTGGTTTTTCAAGGTTGGGATATTCCCAAGCACGCATTAATAGTTTTTCCTCATCTTCTTTAGAGAGGTAATAAGAGCAATCCCCCTTTACATACTGGATGCGACAGTATTTTATAGCAAGTTTTATGCTAAGGTCACAAAACTGTTCTGAATCCAGTCTGCTTACTATTTCGTCAAGTTCCTTTATGGCTTTATCTAAATCGTAAAAACTGTTCAAACCGCTAAAGTTGTTATGGTAGCAGAAAATAAAACCAAGTACTTGATGTGCCTGATACCTATAATCTACAAATTCGTCATCTGTTACAAAGTCTTCTTTGTCAGGTTCGTCAGTAAAAGCATCCTGAAGAAGTTCTGAGGCCATTCGTCTTAATTCCTTTTTTTCCTCTTCGGTTGCAGGACGCCTATTCTCAGCTTCATACCTTTTCACCAACGCAACATAGGTAGGTTCATATAAATCCATATTAAAAGAACTTTGCTACAGATCCGAGAACTTCGAAGACATTTATGATGCGAGAGATAGGGAACTCCTGGTCGTCAAATTCAGCTTTATTGATGGGGACGTAGCGGAGGACGTCGGGTGTGGATCCTCTGCGCAGGATCTTGATGGTGCGTATGGTGTCGAGAACTACGGCGTAGATTTCTCCATACTGGATATCCTGGATGGTGCACTCACGTAGGGCAATGATGTCGCCGTGATTGATCTTCGGCTCCATGGAGTGTCCGGTGACGTTGCACCACACTGTTGCCTTATCGAAACCAGGCACGACGATGTTGCATGCCGGTATGGCAGATTGGTTGTTAAAGATTTCGCTGAAGCCCCCAAAGAAATCGACATCGAAATAAGGTACTCCCTGCCCTATTTCGGTAGTTATTTTGGGCTCCGAGGGGGAATTTTCGCCTGGATCTAAAGTTTTTTCGATAATTCTTTGGCTATTTCCTGAGAAATCACCTCTACCAGTTAAAAGCCATTCTGGCGAAACGTCGTAAGTTCTCACGATTTTTTCCAAAACATCAGCTTTAGGAACTACGCCCTTAATGTATCCACGTATATTACCCTCGCTAACACCCAATTTGTCAGCAAATAGAGTATTCTTCCCCTCTCCATAATTTTGGACACAAAAGGCTATTCTTTCGTGAATAGTCCCGAATTTTTCGTTATTTTTCGCCATAAATCGTGACTTTTTTCGAATTTTCTTTGGCTGTTTCGTGAGAAATCACTATATTTGCAGCCGAATTAACACCGTTAAGCGGTGCCAAAGATACAAAGATTTGTTGATAAAGACGAATTATTCATCATAAAAAATATAAAGACCATGTTACAGAAGGAATTTGAGGAGCGCATTGGTCGCTCAGTGACTCAGGAAGAGTATGTAGAGGCTAACGCCATGTATATGGCAGCCGGTGACGGTATGGATAAGGATACTTTCTGCCGTGAGTGGTTGAAGATTGGCGAGAGTGCGCTGGTGAAGGGGCTGTTTGGCACGGCCCATCAGAATGGGTTGCTGCTGCAGGAGTTGCAGATGCAGTTGAACGAGGGTAAAGAGCTTCGCAGTGACGAGGCTGACAGTCTGTTGGAGATTGCCGATGCCATAGCATGTGGTGCTGAACGGGACTATGCGGCACATGAGTTGGTTCGTCTTGCCTGGTGGCTCGTTGGGCAGAAGGAGGTGACGCGCCGGAAGGTTGAGAAAGGCTACCAGCTGGACGAGAAGGACAGAGATGTGATTCTTGCCGCAATGGAATCGCGACCTACGGAGAAGAAGGCTGAAGATATAGATATCAAAGATAATAACAAATAAAACGAAGGAGGACAGAATTATGGCAAAGAGAATTACATTGGACCAGAGAGGTCGTGACAAGTTGAACAAGATTTTTCCTCACCTCAGTAGGGTGAGCATCTGGAACGCGCTGACATGGAAGACAGATAGTGACATTTCGCGTAAGATCAGGTATGTGGCAGTGAAGCAGTGTGGCGGTGCGATTGTCGATGGCGGCCAGTCGCTGGAATGGGAGACGAGCCACGAGGAGTTGGAGCGTACGATGACTCAGACCCTTGGCCCGCGCTTCAAGATTGTGTTTCACAAGCAGACCGACGTGACGGTGCTATATGTTGACGGTGTGGAGAAACGCCGTGACAAGGGGCTGACGGTTCCCGAGTATGAGGCCTTGCAGGCAGAGGTGGAACAAATGGCGATGACTTTATAAGAGCAGCGGCACAACCGCTGCCTACAGAGAAAGAGCTATGGAGTATTACGGCAAGATATTATGTATTTCGGCCCAGGACCTGACCTACGACGACAGGCCGGTGTGGGTAGGCGGCAAGGCAGACTATAGCCACAGCCGCGTGCTGAACGGATATGCCCCGTTTGACCTGCCGAAGGACGTGCTTGCCCCCATTATGAGTGAGTCAAACTATAAGCAGTTGAAGGCGCGCGGTCAGATCAATGTTGTTAGGCGCGGTGGTGGAGCCTCCACCTACGCCTTGATAGAGGTTGCCACGCTGCCATTGCGATTCCGCGAGGCCATTAAGGAAAAATACGGAGACATGGAAGTAAACATTTTGAAGGACTGGTTTGGCCAGCACTATCGTCTGGATGCGAAGGCCCGTGAATTCTACACCCGCTACCGCTTCATGGACGGTGGGAGTCTTCCCCCCGAGAAGATCAACGAGTACACGGTGAACGCAAGTGTCTTGCAGGCCATTGTGACCGTGGTGAGCGACACGAATATCATGCGTAGGGCGATGCACGGGCCGACGGTGAACTGGGGCGAGATCGTGGGTGTGATCAGCTACTATCAGGCGGAGACGGGCCACACGCTGCCGAAAAGTGCCCATCGTTTCCGTGACACGGTGAAGCAGTTCCAGGCGGACGGTTACGAGACACTGATCTCGAAGAAGTTCCGGAACCAGAACACGCGCAAGGTGAGCTATAACATTGAGCGGCTAATTCTGAGCCTTGACAGTCTGCCAGAGCGTCCTTACAACACGACTGTTGCCGAGATGTACAATATGTTTGTGAAGGGCGAGGTGACCGTTGCTGATCCTGAGACAGGCGAGGTGTTCGAACCGAGAGAATTTGTAGATAAGAAAGGCAATCCGCTGGTGCTGAGCGAGGCCACCATTGCCAACTATCTGAACACACCGAAGAACAAGGCTCTTAGGGCTAAGCTGCACGACACGCAGTGGGACTTCAACAACGAGTACCGTCCTTATCACCTGCGCGCTCATGCCGTCTATGCGCTGAGTAAGGTGTCGCTGGATGACCGCGACCTGCCGAGGCCCATGCACAACGGGCAGAGGGTGAAAGCCTACTATGCTTACGACGTGGTGAGTGGAGCCGTGGTGGGAAGGGCCTACAACCGTCTAAAGACCCGCGACCTGTTTGTCGATTGCATGCGGGATATGTTCCGGATGCTAGACAGGAACGGTTTCTATACCCCGATGGAACTGGAGGTGGAGCACCATCTTGTGGAGAGTTTCAGCGACGGGCTGATGAAGGCCGGTGTGGTATTCCCGATGGTACGCTGGTGTAACCCCGGCAACTCTCGCGAGAAACGCGCCGAGCATTTCAACCGGGTGAAGAAGTACGGTACTGAGAAGAAACTGCAGGTGGGCATTGGCCGCTGGTACTCGAAGTTGGAGGCCAACCGTCCGAAGGTGGAAAAGGTTTACGATGAACTGAACAATACCTACAAGGAGAAGAGCTACACGTATGAAGAGCTGGTGGCCGATGACCTTAGAGCCATCGAGGAATACAACCATGAACTGCATCCTAACCAAAAGATGTATCCTGGCATGACCCGTTGGGATGTGCTGTGTGCAAGACAGAATCCGGAGCTGCGCCCGTGGGATAAGAGCTACCTCTACCGGTATATCGGCGAGAAGACAGTGACCACCATCCGGCAGAACATGTATGTGACGGTACAGTATGAGCAGTATCAGCTACCTAGTCCGAAGGTGATAGAGAAGCTGGAGCCACGGAACCTGAAGGTGGAAGCCTACTGGCTGCCCGATGATTGCCGCGACGAAGCCGCGGCCTGCGGAAAAGGCGGTGCTCCCGAGGAGGTTTACCTGTGGCAGGGTGACGAGTTTATCTGTGTTTGCAAGAGGGTGGCTAAGTATAACGAGGCCACTGCAGAGCAGACGGATGCTGACAGGGAAGCCTACGTGGAGCAAGCCAAGTATGTGAGCCAGTTTGACAAGATGATGAAGGACGGTAAGATTCAGAAGGTGGTAGTCATCAGGCCGGAAGAGGAGGCTGCTATTGAGGAGGCTGCAGAAGGGGCTGCTGTGGTACAGCAGCATACAGGACAGCCGGACGATGAAGACTTTTCGGAATATATGGACGCTGACCGTTATGCGGCGGCTGGCGTGGCAAGTATGTAGAACAAAACAAGATCTGAATATATGAAAGAAATGATTGAGCTATTCAAAGCTGATCTCCGTGCTGAGAATTTTAGCCGGACGGAGATGGTCGTTTACGGGGTGCTTTACCCTATGTTGTTAACCGCCGTATTGCTCATTGCATCGGCATTAGAATCCTGTTAGAATGGAAATAACGAAAGACATAAAAGAGCGGATTGTGGCAGCGATAGTTGCCGACCGTGAGAACTATCCGAGTGACAATAAGCATGCCATCGTGCTCGGCATCTCGGCATCGGTGTATAATGCCATCAAGAAAGGCAATTGGGACCGGCAGGTGAGCGATGCCGGCTGGGTAGGTATAGCCCGACGGCTTGGCGTGGTGCTTCGTGAGGATATGGAGTGGAAGGCCGCCGAAACGCCCACCTATCGATTCATCAGCGCGCAGCTGGGCTTGTGCCAGGAGAGCGGCGTGAGTGCCATTCTGTGCGACATCCCCAATATTGGGAAGACCTTCACGGCCAAGGCGTATGTGAAGGGGCATAAGAATGCCATCTACATAGACTGCAGTCAGGTGAAAACCAAGCGCAAACTGGTGCGGAAGATAGCCAAGGAGTTCGGTGTGACGAGCATTGGCAGTTACTATGACATGTATGAAGACCTGGTAGCCTACATGAAGACGCTGGACACGCCGTTAGTGGTACTCGACGAGGCAGGCGACCTGCAGTATGAGGCCTTTCTGGAGCTGAAGGCCCTCTGGAATGCCACGGAGCGTTGCTGCGGTTGGTATATGATGGGAGCCGACGGTCTGCGGGCCAAGATAGACAGGAACGTGGAAGGCATGAAGGTGGGCTATGCCGAGATGCTAAGCCGCTTCGGGGATACATATAGCCGGGTCACTCCGGAGGACGAGAAGGAGCGGCAGAAGTTCCTGAAGGCCCAGGCAACCATTGTGGCGAAGGTGAATGCCCCAGATGGTGCCGACGTGATGCAGATTGTGTATGGGAGCGGTGGCGGTCTGAGACGAGTGTACACTGAGATTGAGAAGCTGAAGAAGGGAGAGCAGCGGCAGAACCGCTGTCTACGGTAAAGGAATCCGAGATATGAGATTACGAAGAGCATATAGTCCGACGGAGGTGCTTGCAATGAAGATTCCCTCGTTCCCCTTTACGGGTGCTTGGGAAGCTTCCTTGGGGCGACCGGCGAAGAGCGGGACATGGCTTGTGTGGGGCCATAGCGGCAACGGCAAGAGTTCGTTTGTGATGCAGTTGGCGAAGTATCTGTGCAAGTTTGAGAAGGTGATCTATGACAGTCTGGAGGAGAGCACCGGCCTGAGTGTACAGAAGTCGCTCAGGAGGCACGGAATGGCCGATGTGGCGCGTCGATTTGTGATTTTGGATAGAGAGCCCATGGCGATGCTTTCAGAGCGTCTGAAGCGAAAGAAAAGCCCTGGTGTGGTAATCATTGACTCTTTCCAGTACAGCGGCTTGACTTATGCGGGCTACAAGCAGCTGAAAGAGGAGCATCCAAGTAAGTTGTTTATCTTCATCAGTCATGCGGAGGGCACTCGTCCGGAGGGCCGTGCGGCTAAGAAGGTGGAGTATGATGCCGACATCAAGATATTCGTGGAGGGTTTCAAGGCCTCATGCAAGAGTCGTTTTATGGACCGTCCGGGTGTGCCGTTTGTCATCTGGGAAGAAGGGGCAGTCAAGTATGCACTGGGAGAAGACAGCGGCATGACCGCTGCCAGCGGAGAAACAGATGGGAAGGAGGTGGATGGTGATGGCTAACAAATACACGAACACGAGCAAGCGGAGGAGTAATATCCTGTATAAGCTCAGGAAGAAAGGCGTGGTGTGCGACACGAAGGCGCGAGTGATAGAACTCCCTTACGGCGTAAATCCAGATTCCATTATTCAGGTTGCCAGGCTGCGAAGAGAGTATAGGTTTAACGTTCAATTTTATATCAGTTAGCTCATGGAGAAATATCAGATATTAGTGAAAGGCGAGCGTTTAGGCGGTATTGTAGATGACTGGATGGACAAAGGTACAGCCGACATAACGCTGCGCATAGCCAAGACGAAAGGCTGCAGGGTGATAGAGACGACCGACGCGGTCTATGCAGCAAGAATAGTGAAGTGGCTCGGTGCGGCCGAGAAAGTGAACATCGTAAAACAATAACCAGGCTGCCGTAGCACGGCAGCACACAAGACAACGAAAGGAACAATATGAGCAGAAAAAGACAAATGATTGAGCTTTCGGCACCAGCGGTGCTGAGGGAAACGAAGCCGGAGCATTTCGTGGTGGCAGGTTTTTCCTGTCCTGAGTGCAATGGGAATGGATGGGGGTGGCGTCAGGATGATGGTAACCCTGACGCAGATCGTCGCGGATGGGTGAAGGCGGCCTGTCCGACATGTGGAGGCACCGGAGAGGTGGATGCCGAGGTGACTGTACGGTGGAAGAAGCAGAAAGGAGGTGGGGCATGAAAAAGGTTATGAGTAGTTCGGAATACGACCGGAGATATCAGGAGATAGCAGAAAGAGAACGCCGTCGTAGAAATGCAGAGCGATGTCGCCATTGGCGGGAGGCTCACCCGGAAAAGGTAGAAGAAATCAATAAAAGATGCCTTAAACGGAATATGACGCCAGAGGCATGGGAGGAACGTATGGAAAAACAAAGGCAACGCCGGAGGAGGGCGCGAGCGCAATGAAAATATATATCAGTGGAAAGATTGGCGAGGAGGTTCTGAGTGACGCCACCCGCCGGAAGTTTGCCAGGGCGGAGCGCGAGCTGAGGAGTTGGGACTTTGACGTGTTCAACCCTACGACCAGCGGTTTGGGCGAGCGCGCCGAGGAACTGGCCAGGCAGAACGGCACGGACTTCTATACGGAGATTATGAAGATGGATCTGGCAGCACTGGAATGGTGCGATGCCATCTATTTGCTTCGAGATTGGGAAGACAGTCCTGGAGCTATCCGAGAAAAGGAAGAAGCTGAGCGCTTAGGGCTGGCAATATGGTATGAACAAAACAAACAAGTGATATAGCGATATGGAGAACTACGGCAGATTCTATGCCTCATTCAACCGGCTGCCCTATAAGGGTGACAGGGAGGAACTGAAGGCTGCGATAGTATCGCAGCATACGGGACAAAGGACAGAGCATCTGCGCGAAATGACAGATCGTGAATATAACGACTGCTGTGCGGCCTTAGAGAAGATGCTGGCTCCGGACGCCCGGGATGTGTTTGTCAGGGAGCGGAAGAAACGTCGCAGCAGTGCTCTGCACCAGCTTCAGCTATATGGTGTTGACACTACGGACTGGAACAAGGTGAACGCTTTCTGCCTGCAGCCGAGGATAGCGGGCAAGGAGTTCCGGGACTTGGACTGCGAGGAGCTGGAGGCGCTGACGAAGAAGATGCGGGCGATTATCCGCAAGCGAGATAAAGAACAGTGATTAAAGGCGCGGCGTAACCGCGCCCTGCGATAAAAAAAAACAAAAAACAACGATTACAATGGCAAAGATTGATTTGAAGGGGCTGAGCCCCGAGGAGAGACGGCAGCTGCTGGAGCAGTTGCAGAGTGAGGAGAAACAGAACCGTCAGGACCGTCGTGAGGCTTACGAGGGTCTGCGTGCGCAGTTTCTGCATGATGTGTTTATGCGCGTAGAGCGCATCGTGTCTGACGTAGCTGGTTTCAAGGAGTGGCTGGACGGTGAGAGTGAGGCCTTTAAGCAAACGATGACCGACTACGGTCAGACGCGCTTTGAAGGCCAGAGGAGTTACACCGTGACCGACGGTGACTTCAAGCTGGAGATTCAGAGCAATCAGGTGAAGACCTTCGACGAGCGCGCCGACATGGCCGCCGAGCGTCTGATTGACTACCTGAAGGAGTACATGAAGCAGAGCGAGAAGGGTGCCGATGATCCCATCTACCAACTGGCGATGACGCTGCTGGAGCGTAACAAGCAAGGCAAGCTGGACTACAAGAGCATCTCGAAGCTTTATGAGCTAGAGGATAAGTTCGACGGCGAGTATGCAGAGATCATGACGCTGTTCAAGGAGAGCAACGTGGTGATGGGTACGGCACAGAACTACTATTTCTCGAAGCGTGACAAGGACGGTGTGTGGAGACGGCTGGAGCCAAGTTTCTGTCGGCTTTGAGCAGCGGCACAACCGCTGCCTGCGGTGAAATTGTTAAAGGCGTTAATGGAATGGGCTGCAAGATACTGATTTTGCAGCTCATTTTTATTTTTATATAGAAGAAAATAACTAACTTTGCGTGTGAATATTGCGCAATGGGAAAAGGTCGAGATAAAGAATTGGTTCGTCTTAGGGACGAAGCGTTATGCCGCCGTTGGTATTATTGGACAGAGCGGCAGCGTCTTCGTTATGACGATGCTCTGAAGTTGTTGTCGGAGCGTGAGTTTTTTATCAGTGAAGAGCGGATTATGTCGATTATCCGTGAGAAGGCCAAGGAATTAGATGCTATTGTCAAGCGTGGTGTTCCCAAGGTCAGGAAACCTCGCCTCACGGAACAACAGCTGAGACTGTTTCGAGACGAAGACTTTTAGTCGTGCAGTGAGAATGTAAAAGTCGTTTCGTAGACCTTGATGCCTCCTCGGATAGCGAACTGCGCAGACTTGCGTCTGTAGATTTTACCGGAATGCTCGGAAGGGCAGAATCCCTGCAAAGAGTTGTCGACCCGGCGCGCCAGAGTCTGTCTTTCGATTACCTTATCTTCCTGTGATGACCCGATATACGTATCGTGATAGCAATCGCATGCCAGGCGCACAGTAAAGATAGCAACCCCTCTTTGGCCCGACTTTGTGTCGCTCCAATCGATATTCAGATTGCCAACCAGCAAGCATGGGAAAGTAACGGGATACGTATCCTCGTCGGTTTCGAGTTGTCCGTAATCCTCGTCAATGAGTGAAATGTCGGGCATGTCTTCAGCGAGTTGCCTCATGATGTTGATAATAATCTGTTCCATGATTTATCTGTTTAGAATATCTTTAATCTCTTGTTCTATTTTTTGGGTAACGTTCTTGCTAAGCTCCTGTGAAGAGCCGATGAACTGACGCTTAGGGATACGGGAGGTGACCGTCAGCTTTCCCTTTTTGAGGGCGATGGCCTTCCATTTGTCGGCTTCAGGGCTAGCAGCGTCAGAGCCACCGCCTGCGGCAAAGAACTGTCGCCATGCGAATTTGCGCATTTTAGGCGTGACGGTGGGGTGTGAGGTGATGGTTGCTCCCTGGTTGTGGACAGCCGCATAGGGTACGGTGGTGCCTACCACAACCTGGGCGTCGCCCGGTACGTAGCGGATGGATCCGTAGAGGTTCTTCCGAGCAGACATCAGAGGACCATAGTTTGCAGCGGCAGAACCGCTGCCTGCTGATAACTGCTGGCGGCGCGTGACGGGCCATGGATGGAGGCCTCCGTCGACGAAGCCGCCCTGCCGGAAGTTGTTTTTAAAATGATCCAGAGCCATGCGTCCTATCTTGACCGGCAGACGGCGGTGGATGGCGTCGTGTATTTTCTTCTCTTTTGCCTTAGCGAGGGCTGTGAACTGTTGTGGGGTCATGATTCTTATCTGTTTTGGCTGCTGTGATACAGCAGCATACGGGACGTTAGAGGCGGTATTTGTTTTTGGAACGGAGTTGCTCTGCCGTGATCTTTACCGGCGGTTCGAGAGAGGCAGTGAGCTCGTTGAGCTTACGCAGGCCACCCTCGACGGCGTCGGGGCCGTCGGCCGGGTATTTGAGGTTGAGAGTGAAGAGCTTGAACTGGTCCTCAAGTTCCTTCATGTGCGGGTTATCGCGTTCCTGCTCGTTGAGGATCAGGTTCCCCTCGCGGTTGATGGGCTCCAGGTTGGCCTCGATGCGGGTGGCCTTGTCGGTCTTCTTTTCCTCATCGCCCCGGATATAGAGGTCGATGCCCTTTTCCTTGCGGACCTTCTGCACGAGCGGTTTGAAGACCTGCTGGAAGAATGGATCCTGGAGTTTGTTGTTCTCCATGTAGCAATAGACATTGCTTTTCCCGGCTACGAACTGGAGGAGCTGCACATACCAGTCGATGAACTCCGCATTGAGCGCCTGTGCAAGCCGTGACTTGATGACATAGACCTTATCGGCGATTTTACCCATGAGCATGACCGCCTTGAATGACTTTCCCTTCTTCCCCTTGGACTCGCCGGGTGCAGGGTCGCCGTAGATGACCAAGGCGCGGAACTTCGACAATGGCGGTATCTTGCCATAGACCACATCTTTGAAGATCTCGCCCTCGGAGATGGGGTTGTTGAAATACTCGTGCTGCTGGCTGAGTGTAGAGATCTTGGAGAGGGTGCGGTCGATATGCTCCTCTGTGTTCTTTTCCGGCCACGTGCTACGCCCGTTCTTGTCGCGGATATTGACGATATCCCAATGGTCGGCAATCTCGCCGGCACGTGTGATGCAGCAGTCCTTGGCAATGATGTTGCCACAGAAGATGATGAGCGTGGGTTCAGAGGTGGAGCGCGTTGGGTATAGTGCCTGTTCCCACCATTCCCAGCGTTTCTGGATGATGTCCGGATTCTTGGTGTCCTCGTCGGTATCGAAGTCGTCGACGAGCAGCACGTCAGGACGTATGGCCTCGTTGCGGGAGCCACGGGGCGACTGTCCGGCACCGATGGCACGGAAGGCCACTGGTGATAGTGCAGCGGCAGAACCGCTGCCTGCGGAGAATGTGGAGCCTCGTGTGATGAACTCATCCTCGGTCCAGTTGCCGAGTGAGGGCTGCTTGCCATAGTATGCCTCTATGCGTGCATTGGCTTCGAGGTTGGCACGATAGGGAGCGAGGAGACGGACGGCATTGTCCTTGGAGTTGGACGTGAGGAGGATGTTGTGCTTCTTTCCGGTGAGAGCCAGATACATGACGATGAACATGGTGATGGTTGACTTTGCCAGCTCGCGCGACCAGGAAAGCACCTCGTACCATTCGTCGTGAGCGAGGATGCGGCGTATGGCCCGTTTCTGGAAGTCGGCAAACTCATATTTGGCATAGCCGGGGAAGAAGAACTTAATCCACTCGATGGGGTGTGCCTCCAGATAGAGACGATGTTTCTCCCGTTCGGCGTGGCTCATCGATGTATCGACTGGTGTTGACCGATAGATGGCTTCCTTGTATTTTTTCCAGTCGAGGAGTGCATTTTTGTCTATTTGCTTCATTTTTTTTCTTCTTTTTGTTTGTGGATTCAAAATAAATGCTTATCTTTGCAAAGTGAGAGATGGATTAACCTTCAGAGACCGTGTCTCATTCCAGCCAAGTTAATCGCTTGGCTTTTTTATATGTATTATTCTCGGAACGGAACTTTCACTTTTATCGCCTCGTATGCAATATATTAAATCGAACTTTTTATATTGCGAAGTTCCTTTAAGCCCCATGAACTTTGAGTATCCATCGTAAAATTCCTCTGTGCTGAAATTGTCATTTGGGAAGAATAATACAGCAATCCTAGTACCAGGCTTCTTTGCACAATGTTTAAGAGCATTTCGGATGTTGTTGGCTGTCCCATTTTCTGCCCCAGCAATTTCAAAGAGCAAGCCATCCCAAAGTCCCTCGGTATTTCTGTGTTGAAAAATATTGTGATGTTCCACATCAAGAACAACCGAATGACCGTTTACAAAACCTGCAGTTTGTACTTTCTTCTCATACCACCCCTTTTTATCATCAAAAGTATGGTTAATATGAGTGGCTTTAACTCCTCCGCTTTCTTCATGATATTCGACATCCTTATAATCAGTATCATTGAGATAACGCAGGTATTCGGCTCTACGTTCTTCCATTCGCTGCTTATCTATACCTTTAGCCTGGTCGATGCTGGTATTGACATACTGGCAGTGGTTGCAATCCTTTTTCTGTGCCTGGAAGATGTTCTGCAGGCGGGCTTTGGTGCCAGGCTTGTAGAAGGCGCAGTGGCGGCAGTCTGTGGGGAAATAGGGGTGGTCGTCGGAGAATACTTCGGCGGTTTTACCGGGATTGCTCATTAGGCCGGACTGAGGGGTGTTCTGGGGTTGCGACTCGGTCGCAACAGACGGGACGTCGGTGGGTGGCTCATCGGTGGAGGTGAGGTCACACTTGCAGTTCCAGCGGTCGCCTGGGCGATGCTGGTCCCAGAAGGGGTGGTCGATTGGGAGGATGGTGTTCCAGAACGGGCGGTGATCCTCCCCGGGGTTGGGGGACTGGGAGGTTTTCACATGACTACTGCATGATATCATGCAGTATATATTCAGAAACTTGAGAAAGGCACCGTGTCAGTGGTGACATATGCCTCCTTCGGTGACAGTATGGGGGCTTTCCTTTTTATTTGATTCAAAAAAAACGACAGCAGCTACAATATCAAATGATTGTAACTGCTGTCGGTTTATAATAATAGGAAATCCTTACTTGATATTTGGTTCTTCCAAACCAAGACCTTTCTTCTTGTCGACAACTTTCAATACCAGTCCCAATACTAATGCTGCAACGCCAAGTGAGGCCAGCATAACGAGAGGAGCGGTATAGTTGAACTGTGTGGGGTCGGTGACGCCAGGATTCGTGCTGTCGAGCACCTTACCAATGAGCAATGGGAAGAGCCACAAACCAATGTTCTGAATCCAGAAGATCAGTGCGTAGGCTGAACCAATGACTTTGGCATCGACCAGCTTTGGAACGCTTGGCCACAACGAAGCAGGCACCAGCGAGAACGAAGATCCCAGCACGAGAATGGTGACGTAGGCAATAACAATACCACCAACGGCGCTGCCCTTGAACAGGGGCAGAATGAATGCAAAGGTGAGGTGACATGCTATCAGCAGCAAAGAACCCAGCACGAGCATAGAGGCTGCCTTTCCTTTGTGGTCTACATAACTGCCCAGAATAGGTGTGATCAGCACTGCCAGCAAGGGGAACACTGCAAAGATTGACTCAGCCGACTGGCGCATGTAGCCCATATAGCAATAGGTGATCAAGGCTACGATGCTGATACCAAGCAATGCATACTGGCGACTCTTAATCTTCTGAAAGTTACTGGCAAATCCAGCTGCGGCAACAACGAGCATAATCACGTATTGAACGATGGTAACACTCGAGCTGGCCCAGAACGAGTCGGCGGCAGGTTCAGTAAGTGTCAGGTTGCACTGCAGCATGTTTACAGCATACTTCTGGAAGGGGAAGATGGCCGAGTAATACAGCACACACAACAGGGCTACCAACCAGAATCCACTGCTGGTAAGTATCTGTCCGATATCCGAAATCTTAAATGGATCGTCTTTCTCTTCTGCCTCACCAGTCTGCTCGTCCAGTTTCTTATCCATGAAGAAATAAACAATACACATGATCAGGGCGATGCACAACAGCACTACACCAAAGGCAACCGAACGGGTAACGCTGACCTGGCCACCCAGCTTCGCAAAGAATGGCGAGAAAATCATGCAGGGGGCAACCCCCAGACGAGCCAATGCCATCTCAGAACCCATGGCCAATGCCATCTCACGACCCTTGAACCACTTCACAATTCCACGACTTACGGTGATACCTGCCAT